AACTGAAACTTACGTCCGCGAGTTTACCGAAAGCGTCCGCCGAGCAATTGAGGACGGGAGTTATGAAAGGGTACCAAATGGCGGAGATCGCGGCGATCTCACAACTCCGGCGCAAAGCAATCGCTTCGCAGAACCAGGCGCAGACGAGCTAAAAGGATTTGATGAAGGCCCCGGATCGATTGGCGCTAAGAACCAGGGCGACATCCTGGAAGGCGATCTACTGGGAGATATGCCCAATGCCGGCCAGGCGATCACCGTTGATGAGTATGTAGCCAAGTCATTAAACGAAGATGATCTTGCGGCGCTGGATGTTGAGGCACAAACAACGTTGCGTAATCTGTACCAGGACGCCGCATTACGTAAAGAACAGTTTGACAATATCAATCGCAATATTGCCAACCTGGTTAATGCTGAATACAAAGCCGCAAACTTAAAAGGATCTAGTCGTGCAGTAGAAAAGATTGTCTATGACTATGCTGGCGACGCAACCATGATTAAGGATTTATTGCGCGCTACGATTATTGTTGACAACTTCCAACAAGCTGGCGTCGCACTAAGAGAATTGCGCGGCCAGTATCGCGTACTCGATAGCGGATTTAGAAATCTACTTGATCCAAAAGTAAAAGCCCTGGATGGTGGTTATCGCGATATTAAGATGAACGTTGAAATTGACGGTCATATTGCAGAAGTGCAGATTAGCATTCCTGAATTTATGACAGTCAAGGATAAATATCATGCGATGTATGCAGAGCGCGATGGCATCTTGCGCCGCATTACAGATGAGAATCGTCAACCTACTAGAGCTGAACAATCACAGATTGATAAGATGAATGCCGAGATGGGCCTGGCTTATGATGAGGCGTTAGCGGCAGTTCTTAATCGCTCGAACTCGGCCTTGTCAACTGGCGCGCCATTACGTAATGCTGAATCTGCTGGGAAAGGTCTTGGTGAAGATTTATCCCAGGCCGCGCAAAAGCCAGGAAAACCAGGAACAGAACCTAAAGTTACCGGGATTCCTTCAACGTCGAGAAACTCTACTTTTTTAGATGATTTCATTAAGGACACTCCTGACTTAACTCTAGCACAGATCGGTACTGGTGGCAAACGCAATGCTGATTTGATGGACCTGGAAGTGCCTATTGCGGAAAGAATCGACCCAGTAACCGGTGAGAGAATATCGGAAGTGCAGACTGTAAAACAAATTTTAGACGACTTTGAACAGGACAAGTCTATGTTAGAGCGCTTAGTGGGGTGCGTTAAATGAGCTTTAGAGAATGTATTACCAACGGCGAGAATGAGGGAAAACTCTCAGGGGACCAGGCCGCCAAGGCCAGGGGCTTATTTGACGAGCTAGAGGCGGAGTATGCCAAGAAGATGGATCCCATCCAGGCTGGCACCCAGGCGGCGAAAGATACTTTTGACGCATTGCAAAAAGAGGCCATTGAAAAGAAACGCGTCAAATTGTTGCAAATACGCAACTGGCAGAAGATTAGCTTTGACTTAAATCAATATGCTGGCGGAGAAAGTTTAGGAAAAGCCGCCCAGGCATTACTGGATCGCGATGAGTTTGCTAAGTATTCCAACGTCGAAGCCAGGCGCAAGGCCGTACTCGGTCAAATCTATTCCAAGATGGATGATGTCCTGGCAACCTTTAGACGTCGCGGCGTAACCGGTGGTCTAGGTAATAAAGCCATGGCCAAGGACCTGGTACGCGAAGTGTTTGGCGAGGATACCGGATCGGCCGCCGCGAAAGAATTGGCACAGTCCTGGTCAACTGCGGCGGATTATGCCCGCCAGCGCTTTAATGCGGCCGGTGGTGCCATTCCAAAACGTAAGGATTGGGGTATGCCTCAGATCCACGATTCGATGCTTGTACGCAAGGCTGGACGCGAAGAATGGACTAACTTTATCCGTGAGCGCCTGGACCTGGAAAAGATGATCGATGAGCGTACCGGGCTTAAATTTACCCCGGAACGCCTGGAGCTGGCCCTGGCACAAGTATTCGATTCCATTGCGACGGAAGGCTGGAATAAGGTTAAACCATCCGGAGCTGGTAGTGGCCGCTCAATGGCTGGCCGTCACCAGGACCATCGATTCCTGGCGTTTAAGAATGCAGATTCCTGGATGGAGTACCAGGAGAAATTCGGCAATCCTGAACCGTTCGTCACCATGGTTAATCACCTGGAAGGAATGTCCAGGGATATATCGATGATGGAGATACTAGGGCCTAACCCTAATGCGACGGTCCGGTATATCCATCAAACCGTCATGCAAGACGCCAAACTGAAAGAGGCGAACAATCCGGAAACGAAGATGGTCGAAAAGGCCAACGCACAACTGGGTATGTTTGATTCAATGTACGCGATCCTTAATGGATCAACGGCATCCCCAGTCGATGGAACCGTTGCCAGGGGCTTTGCCGGCTTGCGCCAAATACTTCAATCGGCGCAACTTGGCGCGGCCGCCGTCTCTGCTCTAACCGATATTAACTTCCAGCGTATTGCCGCTAAGACTTCCGGCATACCCGCCGCTGACGTCATTAAACGCGTCGCCGATAACCTGGTGCCATTGAACATTGACGAGAAGGGGCGCCTGGCATCTCGCCTGGGATTGATCGCAGAAAACTGGACCAGCGTCGCGAACGCCCAGGCACGATTCGTCGGTGATATGACTGGCCCTGAAATTACGCGTCGCATCTCTGATACGGTCATGCGGATTACTGGCTTATCTCCCTGGACCCAGGCCGGACGCTGGGCATTTGGCATGGAGTTTATGGGTTATATCGCTGACAATGCGGCCAAGAAATTTAAAGATTTGGATCAACCACTCCAGGACACTTTGAACCGGTACGGTATCGGCGAGGGTAACTGGGACGTGATCCGTACTTCCGGGCTATACGAACACGAAGGTGCGACATTCTTACGTCCGGAAGAGATTGCTTTGCGGACCGACTTGCAACCAGGAAGAGCTGACGATCTAGCGACGCGATTCCTGGAGATGATCCAGTCCGAGACTGAATTTGCCGTACCTTCTGCGTCAATCCGTGGCCGCGTCATGCTGGTAGGGGAATCCCGCCCTGGTACATTTGTCGGTGAAATCTCCAGGTCGTTCGCCATGTATAAGAATTTCCCGGTAACGCTACTCAATACCCACGTCATGCGCGCCGTGAATGCGGAAAACTTCAACAAGAAGGGCGCGTACTTTGCTGACCTGGTTATCTCGACTACCCTATTCGGCGCCCTGGCAATGCAACTCAAAGAGATTACCAAGGGGCGCGATCCACGTACAGTAATGACGCCTGAGTTTTGGGGTGCCGCATTACTCCAGGGTGGTGGACTAGGTATCCTGGGCGACTTCTTATTTAACGACGTTAACCGTTTTGGCGGCGGACTAGAGCAAACCATTGCCGGCCCGGTAGTCGGATTCCTGGATGATACGCGCCGCCTAACAATCGGCAATGTCCAGGAATTAGCAACTGGCAAGGATACCCACTTCATGCGGGAGCTGATCTCATACGCCGGACGCTATACCCCAGGGTCATCCATTTGGTATTTGCGCCTGGCACTAGAGCGTCAAATCCTGGATCGCTTACAGATTTGGGGTGATCCGGACGCTAAACAACGAATGCGGGAAATCGAAGCGCGTTACAGACGAGAAACTGGCCAACGCTATTGGTGGTCCCCAGGTGATACCGAACCCGAACGCGGCCCGGACTTTGAACGTTTAACTGCGGAACCCCCGCCAAAAAGGAAATAATGATGGAAAAATCTTCCAGTTTAAGGTATAAATTATCAGGAGAAAAAAATGGCTGATTTCCCAATATCACCCGTAGTGAGACGAGTAGTCTATACCGGCTCGGCTGGTACTGGACCCTATGCGTTCACCTTTGAAATATTGGCGCAAACTGATATTGACGTTTATGTCGATGCAACTCTAAAGACATTAACCACGGATTACACGGTAACGATTAACTCAAACGGTACCGGCGCAGTTAATTTTGTTACTGCCCCAGGATCTACTAAGCGGATCACAATTGTAGGCGCCAGGGACATTACCCGCGCATCGGATTATGTAACTGGTGGCGACTTTACTGCGGCATCGCTTAACGTTGAGCTGGATCAGCAAACCATCTTCAACCAGCAAAATGCGGAAGCCTTGGGTCGTGCGATCTTGGCTCCAGTCACGGACCCAGCCTCGATCAATATGGTGTTGCCGGTGCAAACTTCCCGCGCTGGAAAGATCCTGGCATTCGATTCTGATGGTAATCCCGTAGTCGGAGAAGAGATCGGTAACTGGCGTGGTAACTGGGCCGCTGGTCAAGCCTATACCGTCCGTGACCTGGTAAAAGATTCTAGCAATGCAAACGTTTACCGGGCTAATACGGCCCATACTTCCAGCGGCACGACGCCGATCAGCTCCAATGCTGACGTGGCTAAGTGGGACCTGGTAGTCGATGCGGCATCTGCCGCCTCTAGTGCGGCCGCGGCCGCGTCATCTGCTAGTGCGGCCGCTAGTTCAGCGAGCGCGGCATCTACTTCTGCATCGAACGCCTCAACATCGGCCACGAATGCGGCCAGCTCTGCAAGTGCCGCTAGTACGTCGGCCAGCAATGCGTCAACTTCTGCAACAAACGCGTCTAACTCTGCATCATCTGCTAGCTCGTCAGCGTCAACTGCAACGACACAAGCATCTAATGCGTCAACCTCTGCTACAAATGCAGCGACAAGCGCAACATCAGCTAGCAATAGCGCGTCAACTGCAACAACGCAAGCGACTAATGCCAGCAACTCAGCAAGCGCCGCGTCAACAAGCGCAACCAACGCGGCTAGTAGTGCAAGCGCGGCATCGACTTCTGCCAGCAATGCGTCAACAAGTGCAACCAACGCAAGCAATTCAGCATCGACGGCGACAACTCAGGCCACGAATGCCGCCAGCTCTGCGACTGCATCTGCGGCCTCGGCCGTCTCTGCCGCGTCAAGTGCCGCAAGTGCGGCCGCTTTGCTCGATAACTTTGACGATCGTTATCTCGGTGCCAAGGCATCAGACCCATCCGTTGACAATGACGGTAACGCCCTGGTAGTCGGCGCGTTATATTTCAATACGACTGACGGCGTGATGAAGGTTTACACGGCGTCCGGCTGGATTGCCGCATCATCCGCGTCGGTAGCAACTCTCACGACATTCGAATTTGTAGCAACATCCGGGCAAACCGTTTTCTCCGGTAACGATGCAAACGGGGCCAGCTTATCGTACGTCGCGCCAGCACTAATCGTTACATTGAACGGTGTTCGCTTGCGTCCTGGCGACGATTACACGGCCACGAATGGAACATCGATCACCTTAGTAAGCGCCGCGGCATTGAACGACGAGCTAGTCGTTGATGCGTTTGGATCTTTCCTAGTGGCGAATACTTATACGATTGCACAAACCGACGCTGGATTTGTTGCTAAGACATCATCAACTGGCGCCGCTACTCTTCCAAGTGGTACAACGGCACAACGCCCAGGATCTCCAATAGTAGGACAAACAAGATTTAATACAAGTCTTGGGTTGACAGAAATTTATGACGGCTCATTTTGGCAAGCCCTTATAGGTAGCGGAACAACTACTACGTATAACGTGGAATATTTAGTCGTTGCTGGTGGTGGCGGCGGCGGCAACGGTGGCCCAGGCGGCGGCGGTGCTGGCGGAATGTTTGAAGGTTTTAGGTCTGTTACAGTCGGCACAGGATATACGGTTACTGTTGGTGGCGGCGGAGCTATTGGCTCTAATGGAGCTAATTCTGTATTTGATAACGTTACGGCAACGGGCGGTGGCCGGGGCGGTGGATCTAGTGGTGCAGTAGGGACGGGTGGATCGGGCGGCGGTAGCGCTGAAACAGATACTAGCTACGGTACACGCTCTGTTGATAACCAAGGCTCTAACGGCGGCGCTGGAAACGGTGGTGGTGGTGGTGCTGGCGGCCCTGGACAAAACGGATTTGGTTCATGCGCTGGAGTAGGTTGGGTTGGTAATGGACAAGGCGGCATGGGACGCCCATCAAATATTTCAGGGCAAACAATTTATTATGCTGGCGGTGGATCAGGATATTATAGAAATAATGCTGGATCACCAATTAAATCATTTGCTCAGTCAGGTGGGGGTGGTGATGGATTTGCCAGCCAAACACCACGCGTAAACTCAGGTGGTGGTGGTTATGCAGATGCTTCCGCTGGCGGATCAGGTATTGTCATCATTGCATACCCAGGCCCACAACGCGGTACTGGCGGAACAATTACGTCGGTTGGCGGAAGGACTATTCATACATTCACTTCTTCAGGGACATTTACAGGATGAGCCACTTTGCAAAAATTGAAAACGGCACAGTCACCGAAGTGATTGTTGCTGAACAAAATTATATTGATACCCTTGCTGGTCAATGGGTGCAAACTTCATATAACACCTGGGAAAATCAACACCCACAAAATACGCCATTGCGTGGAAATTTTGCTGGCGTTGGTGATATATACGATTCTGTTAATGATGTGTTTTATAAACCTAAACCATATCCAAGCTGGGTATTAAATCAATCTACTTGGCAATGGGAATCACCAATTCCAAATCCAAATAAACGTGGCGAATATCAACGCTACACCTGGAACGAATCAACTACATCCTGGACCGAAGTCCAGCAAGGAGCATAACCATGGGAATCGCCCGCAACATCGCCAGGGTAGTAGTCGATAATAGCGGCGCTATTGCGGCTGGCAATTTAACGAATGCCGTACCAGCAGATGGCAGTATTACAAGAGCAAAACTAGCGTCTGCGGCGCAAATTCAACAACAAGTATTTACAAGCAATGGAACGTTTACTGTACCGGCTGGTGTTACAAAACTAATCGTCAGCCTGTGCGGCGGCGGTGGCGGCGGCGGGTCAACTCAAGATGGCGGACACGGATCAATGGGCGGTGGTAGCGGTGGGTGGTATTATCGTTCTTTTGTTTCTGTCACTCCAGGCGAATCAATTAGCGTTACGGTTGGAGCTGGCGGAGCTGGCGGTGCAAGCGGTAATGATAGCGGGTCAAGCGGCGGCACTACCTCGTTTGGAGCATACCTATCGGCAACTGGCGGTGGCGGTGGAATACGCGCTGGATATACAAACAATGCTGGCAGTCCTAACGGCACAAATGGCGAAGGTCCTGAATATTCAAGCGATGACCATCTTAATGGCGGCATTGGTGGCGGCACCCCTTGGGGAGCGGCAACGCTTGGCAAATCCTGGAACGCCACAACCAACGGGCAGAATGCCGCCGGTTATGGAAATGGTGGGTCCGGATGTGGTAGGCATTCTTCCGCAAGCGTAACGGGCGGCGGCAATGGTCGCGGTGGAATTGTAATCGTGGAGTGGTGATATGAAAGCAGAACAAGGAAAGAAATACGCACAAATCGTCAATGGAAATGTTCGCTGGATTTTTACGGCAAACGATCTACCTGAATGGCAAGACGAAGCGTTTGACGTTGTTGATATTACCGACAAACCACAAGTCCAGGAAGGATGGGTTTATGACGGACAGGCATTTGTACCGGCCCAAAGTGAATCGCTTCCATATAATTTGATGCGTCGGTATGAATATCCGCCAATCACCGATTACATTGACGGAATTGTGAAGGGCGATCAAGCGCAAGTGCAAGCGTACATCGATGCTTGCCTAGCAGTCAAAGCGAAATACCCAAAGCCGTAAGGAGATAAGGCAAAATGTCGGACGATCTAAACCAGCAAATAGGACGCCTTGAAGCGCACGTCGAGCAACTCCAGCGTGATATGACCGACATCAAGAGCAGTATAAAAACCATGAGCGATCAGATGAATCGCTGGCGCGGAGCTGGTGCGATCCTCTTACTGGTGGGCGCGGCATTCGGCTGGATGGTGGATATTCTTTACAAGGCCCTGGGAAAGTAAGCGCATGATATGGCCGATGATTTCGGATTTACAGAAGGCGTTAAAAGTCTTACTGGATCGATTGATGCGGCGCGAGGTGCCAGCAAAGGACTTACCAAAAGCATCGAATCCATCCAGGGCGACGCGATCGAAGTCGCCCAGCAACAAGCCAGGGATCGCAAGCTCGCAGAAAAGCGCGCCGCGCTCCTCAAAGAGCGGGCCATCTTCAAAGCGCTCGAAGAATACAAGCACCGGAAAATCATCAGCGATCAGGAATACAAAGCAAAAGTAGAATTTGTAAAGAAGTACGGCACCAAGGAATGGGAGCAAGTATTAAAGATTAAGAGTGACATCGAAAAGCTGGAAGAGAAAAGTAAAAAGTTATTCGATGCGGATTTAGATAAGGTGCGGCGGGTACAGTTTTTATGCTTTCTCGTCGCTGGTTGGTGCGCTTACTATCTTGTTTGGGGGATTAAAAAATAATGGCAACAAAACCGATATGGGAAAAAGAACGGCCCAAGTCCCTGGGCAAATCCAAGAAGCTCAGTCCTGGTCAACTCAAAGCGGCCAAGGCAATGGCTAAGAAAGCGGGCCGCCCCTATCCGAATATGATTGATAACATCCGCGCTAAAGCAATGAAAGGGGATTGATATGCCAATGAGTGGAAAGCAAATGATGAAGGTTGAAAAAGTGATGCGCGAATTTAAAGGCGGCAAACTAAAGTCCAGCTCCGGGCAGAAAGTCGTAAGTCGCAAGCAAGCCGTCGCGATCGCATTGTCTGAGGCGCGCCAGGTCAAGGGGAAAAAATAATGTTTCCCTTGACTGCACTCTTTGATGTCGGGATGAAAGTCCTGGACAAGTTTATTCCTGATCCGGAAGCCAAGGCCAAGGCCCAGCAAGAACTTCTAAAGATGCAACAAGAAGGAAAGCTGGCAGAACTCCAGGCGGACATGAATGAACAGAATAATATTTCGGATCGCTGGAAGGCGGACCTGGCGAGTGATTCCTGGCTATCCAAGAACATCCGTCCTATGTCCCTGGTCGCGATCTTTGTCGGTTACTTCCTATTCGCTATGATGAGCGCATTCGGTTACGACGCAAAAGAATCGTACGTCAATCTCCTGGGTCAATGGGGAATGCTGATTATGAGCGCGTACTTCGGCGGCCGTACCCTGGAAAAGATTATGGACATGAAAGCAAAGAATGAATCTAAGTGAACATTTCACCCTGGAAGAATTGACCCATACGGATCACCGTCAATTCGACAACACTCCAAACGATGCGGAGATGGCGAACCTGGTACGCCTGGCTAACTTCCTGGAAGAAGTTAAGACAGTCCTGGGCGGTAAGCCGGTAATGATTAACTCGGCATTCCGTTGCAAGCAAGTTAATGATGCGGTCGGGTCCAAGGATACAAGCCAGCATCGTATTGGATGCGCCGCAGATATTCGAGTGCCAGGCATGACGCCGGACCAGGTAGTTAAGGCGGTCATTGCGGCCGGCCTGGAATACGATCAGATCATCCGCGAGTTTGATCGCTGGACCCATATCTCGATACCGAACAAGTCGGAAGATAAGCCGCGCCGCCAAGCGCTGATTATCGACAAGGCCGGGACCAGGGCATACGCCTAAAAAAATCCCCGCACTAGGCGGGGAGTTAAGCCAGGCACGTGAAACCTGGAAGGGTCTCTGCAAAGAGATACGCTAATTTACCACGATCTCGATTCCCCTGGTTAAGTAAGGTTTGATCCTTATCAATCCGCGTCGCTCCAGGCGGTGCATCATGGCATGAACTGTTGACGGGCTTGTGTATCCTAGCGCCTGGCATATTTCCCTGGTGCTAGGGTAAACCCCATGATCTGCATAATGCTTGACCAGGTGATCGAGCAATCTTTTTTGCATCGGTGTTGGTGCTAATTTCATTAGTCACCCGCCCATCGAACGCCGGTGCGCCCCATCTTTGCGTTGTACCAGTCCTCGAACTCATTGGCCAGCTCTGCCAGGCTTTTCTCCGGACACTTGTGAACCTGGTCGATCTCTAAAGTCTTGCCGCATTTCTCGCAAGTGTCTGCGTCGATCTGCACGTGGCCAGCAAACGGGATCGGCTCCAGGTTTTCCTTCCTGGCGGCAATGTGGTACTCCAGTCTTTCCTGAAATTTAGATTTCATCTTCATCATTTCACTCCCAAGATTTGTAAAGTTTTAGCACGTTCTACCCTGGCCGGTTTAGCTGGCGTTATCTTCTCAGGCTGGGCCTTATAGGATCGCATGGCCCACTTGATTCGCGCCGCAATTGAACCGTCATCGTTTTTAATATAACCCTCTTCGGTGTTGGTCATGTTGTCCATGATCCTGGACTGGAGCTGATCGATCTCTTCTTCCAGGATCTTGGCCTGGGCCTTTGCCTCGATCAAGCGGCGCGCATAGGTGGCCGTGTCACCGGACAACTCGATCGCTGGTTTAGATTCATCCACGGACGGGTAAGCCTTTACTGCATCGGCCGGACTGATTGCCGGGTACCAGGACTTACTATTAACGCGGCGCGTGAACTCTTTGCATACGTCAATAATCTTTGTCTGCATATTGCCGCTCGCCTGGTAAAAGAATAAGCGCAACTCGGTCCCTCGGAACAAGGTCGCGATCACTCCCCAGGTATAGCCAGCGCATAGCATTTGCGCCTGGAGCTGGAGCGGACCACGATATAAGGGTGGCTCATCTTCGGGCATGGCACTCGTTAGTTTGGATTCGCAACATCCCAGGCCGTTCAATGTAATGCTATCTGCGCCGATGACATAAACGCCCATGTCCGGATCCGTTGTAATCGTGCGGCCGTCACCTTCCCAAATTGAATCGAGCGAGCATTGCAAAATAATCTCGTCATCTTCCAGGTAAGAAAGCGCATAGTCCACTTGCAACTCTTTGACCGTGATGCCCAGGCGTTTGGCCGCCTCGGTGATGATGATTGGCTCCAGGGTGTTGCCCCAGTCTGCGGCCTCAACTTCAAACGGTGGGCGCGGCTTGCCTTCCATCGCGTCGATGCTGGCCGCCAGCTCGTCATTCGGTGAGCGGAACGGGGATACCCCCATGATGCTAGGGATCCGGGACCCGGACGGGAGAATGTCGTTTGTAATTTTTCCAACCATTTTATTTTCCTTTCGGGAAGTCGATAAACACGCACTCATTTGGAATTACATTGCCGCGCGAATCAATGTAATATTCGCCGCAACCAGCGAACCATTCGATCGTAATCACCGCAAGAAACGCGGAGAATGCAACCATCATTAAACCTTGTAACAAGAACGAAGTTAATTTTTTCATTGTTCAAATTTCTCCAGTAAGTAAAGCGTCACAAGAATTACCAGGATCGCGAAGAACCCGGCGAACATAAAAACAAATCCGGTAATTAACGCATCGAGCATTTGAGTATCCCTTCTGCGGCGAGTGATGCCGCTCTCTTTTTCAAAGTCGCATCTCCCCTGGTCAATACGTTAATCATGTCAACCTTTTCTTCCAGGTACATTTTTGCCCAGGCTGGATCGCATTCAAGCGCCAGGTCGATGCCCGATAAATTCGAAATGATGTCGGCCAGCTTGATCGTCTGCGCGCTCTCGCTCGCGTTCATCATAATCTGACGATTGATAAACGCTCTCGCGATACGATCACCATCTTGTTCATCGGCCGCATTCGTAACCTGGTAAACCATGCGCGCGATATTCTCGTTGAACTCTAGTACCAGGTCGGTATATGTCACGTCGCAATCTTCGATGACATCGTGCAAAACTGCGGCGGCCAGGACGTCATCATCATTACATACGCCGCGGACGATCTGCATTACTTCCATGGGGTGACTGATGTAAGGTAAGCCCGTGAACTTACGGAGCTGGCCATCGTGCGCCTGGTCCGCGAATAGTGTTGCTCTTGCGATTAGATTCATCATGCTATTGCTCCCTCGTATCTGTTGACAACATTACGAACCGCACTAATTGACCAGGCTTTTTTACCGGTGGCCGTTGCGATTCCCCTGGCACTCAAACCCTGGGCGATTTTCTCCAGGGTCGCGCATCCAAATTTTTTCAACTCCTGGATCACCGGGTAAACCTGGGAAGCAAACTCGTTTGCCTGGTCCGCCGTGACCAATCCGCCGGCCTGGGCGCCGTTGGCTGGGGTGGGTGAACCCAATGACATACCCCTCGCCTTGCGCGCCGCCAGGGCCTTCTTAGTACGCTCTGAAATCTGCGCTCTTTCTAACTCTGCCACGTTGGCCATGAGCTGGAGAATGAATCGGCTCATCGCTGGGTCCTGGAGATTTGGCATATCGAGCGCCATGATCGGGACCTGACGATCCAAGAGTGTAGTTAAGAATCCGACGTTACGGGTTAGACGGTCCAGCTTTGCAATCATCAACGTGGCGCCTTCTCTTTCGCATTGCTCCAGGGCCGCGCGCAATTGTGGTCTGCGCTTGTCAGTCTTGCGGCCGCTTTCGATCTCAACATACTCGGACACTAGCTCATAGGGTGAGCTGGCCAGGAATTGATTGATCGTATTTTTTTGGGCCTCTAAACCCAGGCCGCTTTCGCCCTGTTTTTTGGTACTCACACGGTAATACGCAATCACTTTCATAATTTCACCTCGCTAATTTCACGGCCCGGATCATCGGGCGAACTGGCCGCGCGGCAACGAATCTCGTACTCGCCGAATGCGGCCTCGTAGTC